ATTTTTTTGTTTGATCATCAATTTTGATAGATGAATAGCAGACTCAACTAATTCTGGATTATCAAATCTCATATCGTTATTGATAACTTTTAACCATACTCCACGCTCAACACAATAAAGATTTTTTATTCTAAAATCTCTGTTGTCCCCGTTAAGAAAAACAACTACATAACCTTCCGGAATCCTTCCATGTTTTTGCTCCCATAAGTAATGATGATAGAGTTTCCAATTTTTGTTATAGTCTCCCTTAGAATTTGAATGTTTAATAATTACATATCCGTCTTTATCAATACTTTTAGTTCCAATTGCATAAGTATTATAAGAATGATCACCTTTTTTAAATCTTCCTGTATTGTTATTGAATTTAATTCCAATTTGATACATTTTGGACTTAAGAGACGACTTAGATTGATTTGTCCCAAATTTATTGTTGAAAGATTGCGTTAAATCTTCTGAATTGTTACCATTCGCATTTTCTTTTAGAAATTTCACATGTTTATCTTGCCATTTAAAATATGTCATTTTTCTTTGTTTTCCAACATTTTAGGTAATTTAGCGTCAGCATTCATTTGCTCATCTTTAAACTTATGCGCTTGTAAAATTAGATTTCCATTACTCACAATGTTTTTAGCTACATCAGAAACTGCTTTCGATCTATTCAATTCTTCTTGTAACTCTTCGCCTTTTAAATCTTCATCACTTAGTCTTTCTAGTTGCGCAAATAAATGATTGTTTAAGTCGTTTAATGTGTTTTTAGTCATATATTGTATCCTCCTCATGCATTTTCAAATTTCTAGCAATATCTATTAATTCATCTAATTTCTGATTAGTAGTTTTATCAATTTCTTCATCTGATACTAAAAAGTCATTGATTTTCACGTTGAAATGCTTACAAATTTTATCTAAAGTATCGAACTTAATTCCCTTCGCTTCGTTTTTGATAAGTGATAGGATAGTCGGTCTACTTATACCAGTTGCCTCAGATAATTCCGTTTGATTAACTTCATATATTTTCATTAATTCTTTTAATCTGCATTTAATCATCTCTAATCCTCCCACTTCTCAAACGCTCTATTCAGGTACCAACGCGCTTTGTCTAAATCTTCTTTACCATTCTTACGATTAGCACGACTTATATATTTAATTGCGTTACCAATCGCAAACGCTAACTCGGGTTTGTAATCTTTAGTGACCTGCTCTATGAAGTCTATAACTTCTATATCTCCATACGTATAATGTGTTGGGTGACTAACCTTGTCATTTAACGTCTTTCGAGGTTCTTCATTTTCATCAGGTAATGAGTAAAAATCGTAACTATCATCAATAGTCCACGTTCTCCCGTCAATTGCTTCTACATCAGCAAGCCATTTATCTATAGCAAGATTTGACCCAGTTTTTGGCTCAGTTTTTGACCCAGTTAAACGATATACACCTTCTATTTGCACTGTAATTTCATCACCATTAACTTCTTGCATTCTTATTCTATCGCCTCTATTCAAATCTTTAATACTCATGATCTAACCACCTTTCTAGGAAAGATGTCATTTTCCATAAGGTGCGCGCACCATTCACCACGAGGGTGTTTTTGAGGTACTGTGAATAAATGTGGTTTCTTACGTTTCAGCTCTTGTAATCTGCGTTGCTCCATTCTCTCTCTATAACTAGCGATGTCGTTCTCTTTAGGTTTTAAACTATCCCACTCACTACGTCTTACTCCAATAGGTGCTTCTATTGCATCTTCAAATTTCCAACCAGAAGCTAATCTTTGTCTTAAGATATCAGAATTGATATCTGCTTCTTTCATTTTCTCTACTACATCTGGTGTAATAGAGAAGTATTTATTTTTAACTCTCATTTTTGTCGCTTCCATTTACTCCACCTCTATTAATTCAACTAGTTCAAAATCTTCATTCATCAACTCTTTGTCAGGGTTGTTACTGATTAAATCTAAAATGCGTTCCTTTTCATCACTTGCAGTAATTTGATTGTTTACCCAAACTGGATACTTACATCTAACTTTCATTGTTGCTTCGACTGTGACTGTTTCTTCTCTGTTAGCCATTACTCATCACCGACCAATTCGCCATCTTTCCAGATTAAAGTCGTTGTCATATCATCATTTAAATTGTAAAAAGCAACGCTATGTTCATTTTTGACTTCTGAAATAGAGTGATTACCATATAAATGTGATTTTAATAATTTTAAACTTTGCCACTCTGCCTTTTTTGAAGGTACTGCATTTCTGACTTCTAAAAGTCTGAAAATTATTGTTTCTTCAGTAACTTCTTCTTCAGTTTCTACTGTGAAAGTATCTTCGGGTGGATAACAATAATCAGCGCTAAAATCTATCCAACCGATTGAATCAAACACTACTGGTCTATAATTTGCTTGATTAGGTGTAAACCCTCTATTTTTAATATTGTTTTTAAATCCCCACTCAATCAATTCTGGTAATGTCATTTCAACTTTCTTTTTAATCTTTACCATTCTTCATCTTCTCCTTTTTACGCTTCCTGCGTGCCTTAATTAGTTCTTCGTACGTTATCCACTCTTGACCTGTGTATTTAGGCGCTTTACATATCCATGTGAGTGGTATTTCTCTGTTTTGATATCTAAATATCTTCGCTTTCAACTTCGCTACTTCTGTTGGCATACCTTTTACGTCTATCACTTCAAGCAGCTTGTTATTTTTCCATAATGCAAAGTCGGCTATATATTCCGTTTTACGTTGGTTATCAAACTTAGGTATCAACTCATATCTAGGTTGTAACTCGATATGATCATATTCCTTGCCTAAGTTACGTTCTAAATGTTGGTAATAGTCGCATTCAATTTTGCTATCGAACACAAAACCTTTATATTCAACTTTTTTAGAATTGTATTTACTCAAAACTCCACCTCAAAATAATAATTCGTTAATTGTCATTTGCTGTTGCAGTTCTTCTTTTCTGAACAACTTGTGTTTGTGTTTCAGTTTTTCTAACTCATCTTTCGTTACTGTTCCTGAAAATGTGTTTCTAAAGTGAATGCCTGCATAGTTACCTAGTTTGAATGTATCTTCTCCTAACGGCGTTACACTGCACATCTTCCAACCGTCAATCTGATATAACGTGTATTGCTTTTTAAGTCCGTCGATAAGCCCCATTAGGACACCTCCGTTATCGCCTGTCTGTTGCTTTTTTCTTCTAGCTTGTCGTTAATTAGCTTGATAAGTTTCTCTTGATTACCATTCGCCCAATCAAGTAATTTTTGAGCATACACATCGGAACACTCAAGTATTTGCATAATGTTTTCCTTTACCATGCGTCACGCTCCCTGTAGTCATCGCCTAGTACTTTTACAGTCCTAGCGTTATGTTTCATTCTCGAATTGATCCTTTGCCAATTCATATTTTGATTGAGTTCTTTATCACTAAAATTTGTAGTGAAGATATTATTCTTTCCAACTCTGTTATCTACAATGCTGAATAATTTATTTAATGTGTGTTCAGTGTTCTCTACACCTATATCGTCGAGTACTAGCAAATCTATGTTGCTTAGCAGTTGTACAAGTTCATCTGTAGTTTCTGCAGCATTCTTGTTATATGTCGCTTTAATACGCTCCATTAACATTGGAATGTGCATAAAAGCCACTGAATGTCCTTCGTTTTTAATTGCTTTAGCTATGGCATACGCTATATGGCTTTTTCCGGTACCGTATGAGCCTTGTAAGATTAATGACTTAGGTTTATCTACTGAGAATGTTTTGACGTACTCTATGGCTGTTTTTTTGGCGTATATTTGCTTTTCGTTTTGGGGTTTGTAATTATTTACTGTTGCATCTTTTAACGAGCCATTAACTGTTGATTGACTAAAAATACTGTTGATATATTTTTGCTTTCTCTTTCGCTCTGCTTCTTTACCAGCTTGTATCATTGAACAGTCACAACCATGTCTAAACTCGTGTCCGTTACTAAACTTGTAATAGTCGTATGTGTTTCCACACTTACTACATTTAAGGTTGTGTTGTTCTTCTACGATGTTTTTACTAGGTTTGATATTTCTAGCTAAACTTTCCATTGATTGCATTTATAATCACTCCTAGTCCCAATAACTCTCGTCATACTTCATTCTTTCTAGTTGATCCATGCCAGTTGATTTTGTCTTTTGATTTAGATAACCTTCAAATTTAGTACCGAATAACGTTTCAGGTCGAAGGTACTTATCACTGTCTGTGTTTAACCACTCATCAGTTTTGACATCAATCACCTTTTTAAAATCATCCAATCTAAAATCTTGGTTCCATCTTGCTTCAATAAACTTTCTTGTTTTAGCTGTTTTATGCTTGAAGTTTTTACCAGTTTTCTCATTTAGGTAATCAACAATTTCTTTATAAGGTATTCGAGACGCAGTCGGGTTGCCCGACAATATATTATTGTTAGTAGTCTCTGTAGTAATCTCTGTGTAGTCTCTGGTATTGGTCGTATCATTTTGATACACTCCATCGTTTCTTTTTGATACGTTCGTCGTATCATTTTGATACGATGGTCGTTTCATACCTTCTAACTTTTCATAATTGATGCTGTACCACTTCGTTTTATCGAATTTAGCTTTGTTATAGTTGCCTACATACAATAGATTTTGTTTTTCTAAACTATATACTGCACGCTTGATTGTCATTACAGACCAAAAAGGAAAGTGTTTTTGCCATTCAGGGAATGAATTGTATATCCAGCGTCTACCATCGTAGTTATGATTACTTTTCTTCAACCAGTAGTGCATTTGTTGTAATACAATTGCTTCATTAAGTCCTATCTCACTTGCTAACGCAGGAAGTACAAGTATTGGATAATCGTCAATTAGTAGATTGCTCACGTTTTATCACTTCCATTCAGTAACTCTGTTACAGTAATATTCATGTCATCAGCGATTAATTTAAGTCGCTTAACGTTAGGTTTTGAAATGTCTTTTTCCCACCTACTAACAATACTGTCTGACGCATTGTCAATTAATTCTCCAAACTCTCTCATATTCAGACCTTTGTCCTGTCTGTGTTGTTTAATACGACTACCTAAAGTCATTTCTATCACTCCCCGTACAATATATATCCTTCGCTATATTTTAGATGTTTAGCTATTTTAGGGATTGTTTCTTTTTTAGGTAAATGCATACCAGATTCCCATTTTTGAACTGTTGATTTTGTTGTATCAGTTTTAATAGCTAATTCTTTTTGTGTCATTCCTAATCGTGTTCTTCGTTCATTTATACGTTCTCCTACATCAAATCTATCTATCATTTTTTACTCCTCTCAACATTTTGTTTAAGCGCTCATCAACTTTTATCCAGCTATCTTGTAAGATATATTTTTCGTCGAATGACTTAACGCCTATGTTGTGCTGTTCTTGGTGGTGTCGTCTGCATAAAGCCAACACTTCATAATCGTAATGCTGCATCTTCTTACGGTTAGCACCACGACCTATTGCGTAGTGATGTGCGAGGTCGGCGTTTGATTTCCCACATAGTACACAGTTTCGATTCACCGTTGCCCAGTACAACATAGCTTTATCTCCACTTAACAACTTACTTGTTTCTACTCTCATTGGTATTTGATGATGGAACATAAAGGCGATAATCAGTTCTATCAATTCGCTTGCCACTCTCATTGAACAGTCACGTAAACTTATTTCTTCGTAACCATTCATAATTTCAAGTTCTGCTTGAAACCTTTTCCTTAGTGATTCCACAGGTTCTCCCCAGTGCAACTCAATATCTCTACATAATGCAAAAATCTTTTTACGTTGTTCTATTGATAATTTTTTGTTATCAGGTACTTCAACTTCTGCAATGAGTGAGTAACCATTTTCTAATAAGTCAATATGACTTTGTTCTAATTCAACACCAGTCGCAACGACGGAATAAGTACCGTCGTTATCTCGCTGGTATCTTGTAATGTGTTGCATTTAATCACTTCCTAGAAAGGTAAGTCATCATTACTAATATCAATTGGTCCATTAGCATTACCAAAAGGGTTATCTTGTTTTGTCATTGGCGTTTGCTGTCCGTTGGCTTGTTGTTCACGTTGTTTCATTTCATCAGTTTTAGGTTCTGGCTTATTAACTATTTCATCGCCTTTATTCCAAACTTTAACGAATGACAGTCTTACGAAATACTTTCCTTGATCTTCGTTAAACTTATTTTTAAGTACGATTGTTCCCATTTTGTTAATTAATCTGTCTGTATCGAAAGTTAAATCAGGCAAATTAAGTTGAATTCCTAGTCTGCTTAATAATTCGATATATTGTCTTTCTTGGAAGTCTTGTTGGAATGGTGGTACAAATTGATTGTGTTTGTATTGTTTACCTTCGTTATTTTCAAATACGATAGTGAAATATCTTCCTTCTTTGTCGTTAAATTCAACATCTTTAACTTTAACTGTGAATTCTCCTGTCCCTAAGAAGTCTCCACCTTTCATAAACGCCTCTTGATTAGTTTCTTTAGTGTGTTGTGCTTGTCCTGTAATTTTCATAATTTTATACCGTCCTTATTAGTTATTTTTAATTTCCATTTCTGATTGCTTGTACTACGTCCGTTATGCTAGGGTTTACAAATTTCTTATTGTTAATCGTTATATTGCTTGCATGTCTTATTTTGGTTTCAAATAAATTAGAGGGTTCAGCGTTAAGTACATACTCGTATGACTTTTGTCCGTTTTCCTCATGCTCTTCAATTGTCATTCTTGCTAAAACATCCGATTGACTTACAACTGCTTTTCTTATTTGATCTTGTGCCTCAATCGTGATAGTGGGATTAATCGTGCTGCCTTCATCGTCTTTATCTTTGTTGATACCTTCATGACCACTTATCGCTAAATGGAATTGATATTGTTCTTGTAACTTAGAAACATATCTGTACATATGCACAATGCGTGTCGCACATTCTCCCCAATCATTAAATGTCGGTTTCTTAGTCTTACCATTCATAATGTCGTCAATAGTGATATCGCGTAGTTTCTGTATTGTTTCAATCACTACTACGTCTATTCGCTTTCCGTTTTCTCTTAGTTTCTCAATTACTTGAGGTAACATTTTTATTACATAAGCAAAGTGTTTGTAGTTTTTGATTTGTACTACTGCACCATCTTCTGTAACGGTTGTTCCATCTTCATTAATATCAAGCACAAGTGCGTTGTTATCTTTTGTTAAAAAGGTTGTTTTACCTGTACCGAATTTTCCGTAGATAGCGAATTTATAAAACTTGTTAGCATTTTGTTTGCTGATATCTTTAACTCCTAGTTGAGTCAGGATATCTTGCTCTTGTTTTTCTTCAGTCATCTATCTCACCCTCAAACTTCTACTTTGTTTTAGTTCTACTCCATTGAGTTCTAAACCGTCTTTAACAGCTTTTAACAACTCTTTTTTATCCAGCTTAGGTTCTTGTTCAACGTAATATTGTTTAGGTATTAAACTTTCATCTGTTACATCTAAGCTAGGTGGGTTGTTAGCAATACTGTACGAATTAAGCGCGGTTTTAAACTTTTCTTTACCTGTCTGCTCCATAACTTCCTGTAAGCTTTCTTTTAAACGTTTGACGCCGTTTTGATTAGAAGTTTTACGTTGTCTTAAACGTTTTATCTCTTCATCTATAGCATTGTTATCTGCTTCTAAAGATTTAATAACTGCTACATATCCATCTGCTTTATCTTCGATAGCATCATTAATACTTGCTAGCGTATCTTTTAAAATTTGTTCATCTTCTTGTTCTGCAATAAGGTCGTAAACTTGTTGGTAACTATCTTTTAATTCAAATAAATTACTCATCGATTAAACACTCCCCTGCAATGACATCTTTTGCTAATTCAAAATTTCTTTGTAATTCTTTATCTGTGAAAAATTCGTAGAAATTCAGATGATTACAGTCACTTTCATATTTTTGAGAATAGTGCCAAAAGGTAATACCAACTTCTCCATTATCAAAAGTATGAAATTCTGCTTTCACTTTTTCATCACTATTCAAAATCAATTTATTTAAATCATTGGCCGTTTTTAATAATTTGCGTCTCAACTTGACTACCTCCGTATATTTTGATTAAATTAAGTTGTATATTTTGATCAGAGTTCGACTGTTACTTGTTGGCGCAAGTTTCAGTCTTTTTTGTTATCTCAAGCCACTTTTCCCAGAAGAATGTGCTAAAGATAAGCGTTAACATTGAAAATGCTATTACCGTAAAGAAACCACCTCCTAAAACTAATGTGATGATCATTGCAATAAACATAGTCATATAGCTAAGTAAGTACTTCATTTATCATCCTCTTCTTTCATTTTTAAAAGTTTTTCGATATATCCTCTCTCTAATGCGAAATCAAATAACATTTGTTGAATGTGTGGTGGCATATTAGTCCTCCTCTTCTTCATCGAATTCGATAATTGGTTTAGGCGCTATACCTATCTCTATATCGATTGCGTCATAATTTAAATCTTCGATAGCTTCTTCAATTTCATTTATTGCACTTTTGATTTTTGATGCTTCAGGCACTCCGTATTGAATTTTTAAGCTTTTCATTTTATTCGCTCCTTTAATTTGTTTGTGGTTCTGTTAAAAATTTATTGATAAAGTATTGTTGGCCTTTACCTGTTACTTTAGGTGTACGTGTAATTTTGCTAGATCCATCAGGATTGTTAATTACACGTTTCTTTATATCTAATATTTCTAAATCCATACTTTTTTGAGTTGGTAAGTTATAGCTTTCTCCACTCTTTTTAATTAAGTAACCGTTGTTTCTTAACCATTTGAATAATCTGTTTTGCCCAACATCAACACCGTTTTGTTTAAGTAATTTCGCTAATTCTCCTACGAGTATTGAATTATCGCTACCAGCAACTGAATCTGCGAATAGTACTTTAGGTTTGTTTTCCTTAACTTGTTGTTCGAGAACTAAATTATGTTCTTTTTCTTTCTTATATTCTGTGAGTACGTTGATAATGTAATCTGGATTATTTAATATGTTTTCGATTACATTGTCCGTTGCGTATATTCCATTTTTACGAATAGCTGGCAAAACTTCAGATGTTACCCAACGTTTGAAACGTTTAGCACTTTCTAACTTGCTTGAAAAGATTAAGCTATAAAGTCCACTTTCGTTGATGATGGTCATTTTTTGAGTACCACCAAGGGGGCCTCGAATTGGGGCATCCTTTTTATCTTCAAAATCAACATGTTTAGCAATAGCGTTTCGAGCTTTTGAATATCCTAAAATTTCCGCCACATCTTTACCTACAAAATATGGTTCATCGTCTACCGTTAAAGTCCTTACTGGTAATTCTTCAAAATTGAATGTTTGTAATTCACTCACTTTCGATTCCTCCTTCAAACTTCACTAAAAGTGAAGTAAATATTAAAATTTTTTGCTGACTCTTAATAAATCAGCATTAATACCGTAGATATAAGCTAAAGCATAAACGACCATACTTTTAGGTACCACATCTCCTTTTTCCCAAGCAATATATTGAGCTCTCGAAACACCTAGTTTATCTGCTATTTGCTGTTGTGTGTAATCAAATTCGTTTCGTGCGCCCTTCAAAGAAAAAGTTTCAATTGTATCTGTCATATTGTCACCTCCTTGTTAGGTATGCACCTAATTTACTACACTAAAAGTAAAGTGTCAACACATTAAGTAAACTTTTTATGAAAATAACTTTACTTTTTGTAAACTTTTTTATATAATTTAGACAACACTTAAATAAGAAGAGAGGCAACCAAATGGCTAAAAAAATTCTTTCGAAAAATTTAAAAAATCTTTTAGAACGCAAAGGTAAAACTCAAACAGATATGGCAAAAGATTTAGATTTAAAAGAATCAACGGTTAGTAGCTGGATAAACGCAGTTAAGTATCCAAGAAGAGATAAAATTGAATTACTTGCTGATTATTTTGGCGTTATGCCCTCTGACATCACAGAAGATAAAACTGTACAACAAGATACAATGGCCGCTCATTTCGATAAAGACGACCTAACAGAAGAAGAAATGAAAGAAGTTCAAGATTTTATTAAATTCATTAAAAGTAAAAGAAATTAAAAAGGGTGTATTGAATGGGGTTATTTGAAGAATTATGTATAAGAAACGACTGGATAGAAATAGAAGAAACTAATCGTTTACCTAAATTTCAACCCGGATTTTATATAAATGGGAAAATTTACATCAATAGTAACCTATCCGAAACACGCAAAGCCGAAGTCTTATACGAAGAATTAGCACATCATAAGCTTACATACGGAAACATCTTAGATCAATCTAAAGATATAAACCGCAAATTTGAAAACTACGCTAGGCGTTACGGATATGAAGCTGCCCTACCTTTGCACATCATTGTGGAGGCACATAATTATGGTATTAGTAACTTATATGAATTAGGTGAATATGTTCAATTAAGCGAAGAATATATAGCAGAAATATTGAAACATTACAAAAATAAATATGGTATTGGAACTCACTTCGGAGAATACTTAATTACATTTGATCCGTTGAGAGTTTTTAAATATAAAGAAATATAAACAAAGGAGAAATTTAATGAAAACAGAAAATTTTAAAAAGCAATGGATAATGTGGACCATCCTTGTAACATCTTTGATTAGTATAGGCACTCCAGGTATTGCTATAATCCCTTTTGCTCTATCGATATATGCATTATCTAAATTAATAGTTGTTAAAAAAATTGCAGAACCTGATGTGGCAACACTCCAAGAATTGAAAGAAAAAAATAAGAGTTTGGAAAGTGAAATACAAGAGTTGCAGAACTTAAAAATAGATTTGATGACAAATATAGAAAGAGGTACAAAAAAACTTGAGCAAATAACTAATTATCTAAATGAAAAATTGATTAAATATGATGTAGAGTTAACTTATCCTTTTGATTTACCAGAAGTAGACTCGTCTGAAATTAATACACACATAAAAAAATTAGAAATGAGAGAAAGAGATTTAGTGAGTCTTGAAAAAGTGAAAATTTTTAATGATTCTAAAGAGAATAAGAAACATCAAAATGCACAAGCTAAACAAATTATAAGATTGTTTAATGCTGAAACTTCTCAAATAATTAATAATGTAAACGGTAAAAACATTGAAAGTTTGCAGAACAAAATATTTAAAAGTTATGAAGGAATAAATAAAATTTTTGAAACTGATAATGTACGTATTCCAGAAGACTTACTAGACATAAAACTTGAGATGTTAGACTTAAAACACAAACATAAAATTAAGCAAGAAGATGAAAAAATAGTCAGAAGAGAAGAGCGAGCTAGAATGAAAGAAATACAACAAGCCGAAAAAGAGATGGAGAAAAAATTAAAAGATCTTGATAAAGATATTAAACACCATAATAACGAAATCGAAAAACTGACTAAGTATCTTAATAACACTAACCTACAAGTCGAAAAAGAATTATATATTGAAAAAATTAAAGAATTAGACGAATCTCTCAAAAATTTAAGTTCTGAACGAGAAAATATAGAAGATAGAAAAGAAAATGCTCAGTCAGGATTTGTTTATGTAATATCTAATATCGGTTCGTTTGGAGAAAACGTTTATAAGATTGGAGTAACTCGAAGATTAGAACCTATGGACAGAATTAATGAATTAAGTAGCGCTTCTGTTCCCTTTGAATTCGATGTACACGCTTTAATTTTTTCTGAAAATGCTTTTGAACTCGAAAGCAAATTGCACAATCACTTTAAAAAATATAAAGTTAATAAAGTTAATGGAAGAAAAGAATTTTTTAAAGTTAATATCGATGAAATTAAGGATAAAATTTTATCAGAACACAATAATACAGTCCAATTTACAGACGAACCAAAAGCTGTACAATACAGAGAAACTTTAAGGTTAACTTCACAATAAAATTATGGGTAGCATGTCTACCCTTATTATTTTTTTACTTTTTTAGGGAGTGATGAATTATGAACGTAGCTATTTACGTTCGTGTCAGGTCAGTACGCTAGAGCAAAAAGAACATGGATATTCTATTGAAGAACAAGAAAGAAAGCTCAAATCATTTTGCGAGATAAACGACTGGAGTGTATCAGATGTATTTATTGACGCTGGTTTCTCTGGTGCTAAACGTGAGCGACCAGAATTAAAACGAATGATGAACGATATTAAACGGTTTGATTTAGTTTTAGTGTATAAGTTAGACAGGCTTACACGTAATGTGCGTGATCTACTTGATTTATTAGAGGTATTCGAACAGAATAACGTAGCATTCAGAAGTGCTACTGAAGTTTATGATACATCTACAGCTATGGGTAGACTGTTTGTTACGTTAGTTGGTGCTATGGCAGAGTGGGAAAGAGAAACCATTAGAGAGCGTGTTATGATGGGTAAACGCGCAGCGATTAAACAAGGTATGATACTCACACCACCACCCTTTTATTATGATCGTGTAGATAACACTTACATTCCTAATGATTATAAAAAAGTAGTTTTATGGGCATATGACGAAGTGATGAAAGGTAATAGTTCAAAAGCTATAGCTAGAAAATTAAACGATTCAGATATACCACCTCCTAATGGCAAAAGGTGGGAAGATAGAACAATAACGAGAGCGCTAAGAAACCCTATAACAAGAGGTCATTATACTTGGGGAGATGTATTTATAGAAAACTCTCACGAGCCTATTATTACCGAAGAAATGTATCAACAAATAAAAGAAAGGCTAGAAGAACGAATCAATACTAAAATAGTCAGTCACGTATCAGTGTTCAGAGGTAAATTTATTTGCCCGAGATGTGGTGGCACATTAACAATGAACACAGCAACAAGAAAGAGAAAGAAAGGGTATGTTACTTATAAAACATATTATTGCAACACATGTAAGACTAAAAAACAAAGTTTCGGTTTTTCAGAGAATGAAGCATTGAGAGTGTTTCGTGATTACCTATCTAAACTAGACTTAGATAAATATGAAGTAAAGACAAAACAAAAAGACGATGTCGTTACTATTGATATAGACAAGATCATGGAACAACGTAAAAGGTATCATAAATTATATGCTAAAGGGTTAATGCAAGAAGAAGAATTATTTGAATTGATTAAAGAAACAGACGAAACAATAGCAGAATATGAAAAGCAAAAAGAATTAGTACCCAGAAAATCACTAGATATAGATAAGATAAAAAAATTTAAAAATGCATTATTGGAATCATGGAAAATATTCTCGTTGGAAGATAAAGCAGATTTTATTAAAATGGCTATTAAATCTATTGACATAGATTATGTAAAACTTAAAAACAGGCATTCTATCAAAATAAATGATATAGAATTTTATTAACTTATGTACGGAAGTATAGACACTCGATTAATATTTAATGTGTATACTTCCGTAAAAATAACCACGCTCATAAAGAACGTGGTAGCAAAATTTATAAAGGAGTAAAAAAGATTAAATTGTATGTAATTTAATTGTAGCACAGACCGTGTAACCAATGTAGTGTTAAACTATGTTTTTTTAATATCAATCTATCATCTACATATTATAGACATAATTATAATTTATAAGAGGGTAGCCATAGCGACTACCCTTGTATAATGACGTGGTAATTCAATTATATCATTTCCAGTGTATTTTACCCCAGTATTTTTCATTTTTGATTTTTTGTTGTTTGTCTGTGATTTTACAAACGGCACAATAGAAATGTTTATTACTTGAGCCTGGCTTAACATATTTAAATCTAATCCACCAATACCCATCTTTTTTGATTACTTGGTCGAAAGGAACATAATTCCCCTTGTATAACCACGAACCACTTTCAACTACACTCCCTTTAAGTCCAGGTGACTTACGTACTTTAATAGTACTGTTAGCAGTGAATTTACCTCCCCAGTTCCACGTTGTTTTAGCTTTAGACGGTTTGCTCTTAGGTGCATTGATTTGTCTACCGTTAATAGCTTCGGCAAGTCGTTTAGTAAACTCATTGACGTTCTTAGTGATATAGTTCATGTCTTTTTTACTAGTGATGAAGCCTAATTCTATTAATCTGTAATTCAAATTAAGTTGTCCGGTAACATTAGCGTTTAATAAATCGTTTCTAGGTGTTACACCTCTAATTTTACCAACCGTCTTACCTAATGCGCTAGATAACGCTTTGTCTATATCATCTGCAGGATACCTGTCACTTACAATGACATGACCACCACTTGCTTGAGGGCTTGCAGCGTCTAAGTGGAATTCTACAATGACATCAGGCTTAACATTCTTTTTAACCCAATATAAACCATAGTCGGAATAATTACCTACACGTTGTCCATATAACGTATCTTGATACAAGTCTTGATTCATTGATTTGCCACCGTATAAAACAACTGTATTACCTACACTTTCAAGATATTTCTTTATTCTAGGAATAATTTCCTTTCTATTGAAGTCACGTTCATTATATCCGTTTGCTACGGCACCTGGATCATTTGAATAAGCACCTTTACCATGACCTGCAACAAGCAAGATTTTCTTACCTTTCTTAGCTTTTGCTTTCTTAACTGGTTTAGCTTTACTTTTAACTTTGTTCTTAGTCGTTTCTTTAGCGTAGAAAGGTCTAATAAACCACATAGGGAAGTCGTAGCCATGTGTACGTCTTGTAGTAACTTCAGGAGGTGTCCAATACGCACCGCCAACCCAATTTTGCTCCAGTATAGTTATAGAGTTAGAAGTAGCAGAAATAACGATACCTACGTGACCATAACCCCCACCATAATTTCTATTGAATATTACAACATCTCCAGGCTTAGCTAAAAATGATAGTGTATTCTCATAAACAGTAGCTTCTCCTGTAAAATTGTTCCATGTCGGAATGTCTGCAGCACCCACACCTTTTAAAGTATGACCGAATAAATAAAGCCAATATTGGTTAGCTACGTCGAAACATTGGAAACCATAAGCACCGTCAGGGTTTAACGCTTTGCCCTCTAAACTTTTTAAATATGCAATTGATTGCTTATATGTTCTAACAGATACCATTAGAAATCATCTCCATTCGTTTGAGGCGCACCACCTGTAGAATTTGTTCCAGCTTTAACTTCATGCAATTTTTGTTGCCCTTTTTGTGCCGCGCGAGAGAAATTATTATTTTTCCACCATGTCCACAGGGAAACTGCACCAGTGATAATAGAGCTGATAGTCACTTCATCTACTGGAATAGGCGAAATGTTTTTAGTAGCTAAAAATTGGTTAACCCAAGCTAAAATAAATACGATTGTTCTTACAATTGAACCTACATCTGTTTTCATACTCATATCTCCTTTTAGATAAATTAAAAAGCCAACGCAAAACGTCGGCTGTCAATTATTCTATACATTCACTTTTTCTGGATCATATTCAATACCTGTTAACTCTAAATATTCTTCCGGTGTTACAAACCCTCTTTTTACAAATAAAGCAAATTGTTCGTTAGTGTAGTAACCCATTTTATAATATTTAACTCCGATATCATGCATTTGTTGTGCCTCCTAAAATTTGAATAGTTAAATCTGATATATCTTTTCTAACATCCATTAATTCTTCTTGAGTTTTTAACAACTCTAAAGATAGGTCAGCTATAATATCTTCTTTTTCATTGTTTTTATTTGTCGTATCTTCATTTTCGCTTTTCGGTTGTGAGTCTTCCCAATTTTCTTTAGTATTGCCAATCCATTGTTTACCATCAAAATGACAAGGAGTATATATTCCTTCTGGAGGTTCTATATCAGTCCATTGTCCTTTAGGATATTCCATTTCTCCATTGTGATTTTCAATAACTAAATATGGTGTGCCATCATAAAAATAAATTTGCTTTGTCTTCATATTCCCGCCTCCTATAAAACGACTATTCCTTCGATGTAATAAGCGCCATAAGGCATTGCTTCACTTTTAGGGTCAAATGTTATTTTTAAATCTCCACTTTGAGTTATAGTCACGTTGTAGATGATTAATTGAGATGAATTAACGCCCGCTTTTGTATATTGTTTATAATCTTTCACCTTATCCGAGATGTTTTTCGGGAGTTTCGCAAAAATCATTTCTTTACTGTTAATGGAACTTACTGCACCTTTTATAAATAGCATTTCTGTATCATTAATAGAGATTAATTTATACATTGGCTTGTTAAGTGTCCCAGCTTGTGTAATTCCGTTCACAAGAGGAAGTGTTTGCCAGCCTGTGTCAGTACCTTTAGCCTTTAACTGGTCTAATTGTTCTTGTGTGAAATCGTTATACGTGAATGGTTTACCGTCTTTTCCAGGAACACCTTGTATACCCTGTTCTCCTTTTAAATCTGCAAGTTGTTCTGATGTAAAATCTTCATAACGGAACGGCTCTCCTTTAGGGCCTTGAGGGCCTGGATTACCATTTATACCATCGATACCATTAATACCATTTTTACCATCTTTACCGTCTTGTCCTGCTGGACCTTGTTCTCCAGTATCTCCTTTAGGTCCTTTGAAGATATCTACATTGTCTTTCATTACTTTTTCTACGATATCATCTAGTAATTCCACACGTATTTCTTTTCCTACACTTTTAGTTATACCGCTGTCGTTAACAGTAAAATAAAAGTTAGCAACATGTGTGCTATCGTTATTTTCAGGATTTTCTAAGAATAATTTACATTGCATTTGCCCTACATGTTTAGTGATATATTCAGGGATAATATATCTTACAAAGCCTTCTTCAGCTTTAACTATTTCTAATGACTCATTAGTGAATATAGACCCATCTTGTGCAAAAACATGTAATACAGGTTTGAATTTCGTCTGATTGAAATTCACAGAGATGTATTCTTGATTTTCATTAATAATGTTCTTTTTCTTAATATGGATATCAATAACAGATGTCTTGTTATCCATTGTGTACAGATTAACGTTTATGCTGCCTAAATCAACGCCATTTTCATTGATGATTGTATTAACTGTACCAGTTTTGTACGTTTCCATTTAAACACCTCTTTTTAATAATTTAGGGCTACATGCTGTCAGCACATAGCCCTGTTATTTGTATCTGTCTCTAATAAAATGTTCACCTTTAATTCCGATTTTGTCATACAGATTTTTGATGGTTGTTGCCTGAACTTGTGCCCAGCGTACGTCGGTAGCGTATTGATGATTACCTGGATGTCTAGGGTTCCATCGCATACGATAAAGTGTATTTTGACCTTTGCTGATATAACCTTGTCTTACAAATCTAGCGCCGCCAATAATACCTTTAGCGGGCGTCGTCCAACCACGACTTCTTGCATAAGGGATAGCATTATCAGGGTTCCAATCATACGCACCAATACCAAAGTAGTTATAAACACCAGCACGACCACTTGAGAAGTAAGATGTACCATAACCACTCTCAAGGAAGGCATGTGCAATTAAGTATATTTCATTAAGGTTATACTTCTTACAAGCATAAGCAACTGCTTTACCTTGCCCGGATAAAGAACCTTTACCTCTCAGTATTTTATTAAGTGCTGAAACTGAAATACCTTGATACTTACCTAAATTAAGCATTTGATATTTTTGCGTTTTACTATTCCATATTTTTAAAGAGTTCATAGCATTAAGGGTTGCCGAATAACTGGCACCATACCAACCATTACCATAGTTGATTTGAGGAGATTTAGTCATTTGAATAGCTACGGCTCTTTTGAATGAATAAGCACTTCTGGAAATCACCACAGAAGGTTCTTTGCTTCCTTTTTTAGTTGTCGTTGTAGTTTTGTTTTTGTTAACACTAGAAGCAGAAACAGTAACTTTAATTGTTTTTGTTTTAACTTTATCTTTAGGTATTTCAGAAAGTAATTTCTTACTGTTTTTATAAAGGTATAAAAGACCATTAATGGTTTTATCTACATTTTTCTTAGGTGGTAACCCATTGAGTGATATATCCCAATCTCCGTGCTCATATACACTTCTCCAAATATTAGATGTATCAACTTCAATAGAAGATGGTTTAACTGGTATACCTTGATATTTCATTCTTGAAACTGCTTGCAACATCGTGTGTATTTCATTGACTATAAAATCATCTTTACTTGCTGATAAATCTTGGCAAACTTCAATGACAATATTGTCTGGGTGGCTTGGTACTTCGTACATCTCTAATCTCGGTTGCCATATATGATTTCTATCTATGAAGTAGTGGGGATATTCTTTGTCAGTTAGATATTTTTCTCTGTCAAAGTATAAGTCAAGCACAGAACACATCGTATTCGCATTTCTTATAGTCACTTTTTTAGGATTATATCCTCTATCTTTACCTTGTACGATATCGTGAGGGATAAATTCAGGATATGTTGGTTCTTCATCGTCAATAGTGAAATTGATGTGTGTTTGTTTCTTTTTGATTGTGACTGTTTTATTGTTGTCTGTTGCCGTATTACTTGAACTACTTGAGCTATCGCTAGGCTTAGGCGGGTTTTTCTCTGCTTTGTATGGCGGTCTAACAAAATAGATATTCCCGCCGTTACCGTTATAGTTATGATTAACAAAAGCCGCTCTTGATCCACTCCATTGATTAGAACCCACCCAGTTCTGATCCACACATTTAAAGTGTGATTTATCACTAGGACCAACAACTATTGCAGTATGTCCAGCCCAACCATAAGTCCATACTGCTATATCACCAGGCTTAGGTGTGAAACTAGATGTATTTCTATAAATTTTCCACGATCTATTAGGGTATTGACTACGATTTGCCATAGCATTTGCATTTCCCCAAGTTCTAAAATGCCAATATCTTTGAAAAATATAGTTAGGTAGATCCCACAATATTGTTACGATAGTATTCGCTACTTACTACCTTCTTCATATTTCTATGAATGTTCAGACTATATCATCAACCCAATAGGTTGCTCCCCGTTTCCACTCGCTTGAGCGTACGTCTTTCGACTAGTCGTTGCACGTTCCTATCTCTAGGCTTCGCTCATGATTGCCCTCGTCTTTACGTTAGGGGTTCCCATGAATTAGAGGAGTTTTCATTAATGATTACTCACTAATGGTGCTGAAAGTTAACACTGGAAACCATATCTTCCGTCAATATCTACCCCTTTATGGTTCTTAGCCATCCATTTAGCCCAATTTACAACTTGCGAAGCTGTTGGCTTTCCGCTTTTAGGTAGTATAGCCATTTACACACCTACTTTCTTTGTAAAAATAAAAAGCCAACACTAAAGTGTCAGCTTAAAATAGTACGGAGGCTAAACCGAAAGCAGCTGCAATAATAGCGCAACCACCACTAATTAACGCTACTACTACTTGAACATTTCCTTTTTGTTTATCAGAAATCGACTTATTTATATTTTCTAATTGCGCTTCGTGAGATTTAACTGTGTACTTTACGTCAGTGAATTCATTTCCCACTTTTTCTATCACACCACTAATTTTTTCTAAATGTTTTTCTAATCGTTCTTGAGATTCGAATTGTTTTTCTTGTAATCCTGTTTGCTTCTCTAATCTTTTATCGAGAGTGCTATAAGCTTCGATGTGTTTTCTGTCGTTTTCGTTGATTTTTTCATAAATCTTACCGGTGTTTTGTATCCATTCAGTACGTAATACGTACTTATCTTCTTTTTCCGACAATCTCCACACCTCCATAGAATCCCATAATTCCACAAATCATAGTGAAAGTAGAAAATTGCAAAGGAGAAAGCCAATTAATAGCATGAAACATACTCGCTGATGTCATTAAAAAGTAAAAACAAGCATTACCCCAACCCCCAATACAAATAAGGTAGTTAAATATGTTGTTTAACTTTTGTGTAGGTAGAAAGAAAGGTGCAACAATTATAAAAGCACTAAACATCATTGCTAGTATGCCCCAAATCCAAATAGGCATAACGTGGTGTAGTGCTAAGTAAAAATCGCTGTCTCTAATAATAGTTTCTTGCTCTCTTGTCCAAAAGAATCCTCTTTCAAACATTAAAGCGCCGAAACCTAAAACCATTAAAAAGGTTAACGAATAAGTTATTGAGTTTTTCTTCATTATGACTTACCTCCTAAACAACTGGATTAGATCCGGGAATTACTACACCTTTTGTAGCGTCATACCAAGAACCCCATCTTGTAGTTTCGCCCATCATATTACGAGAGTATATTCTGTGTCTGTTGTAAGGCATAAACAATACTTTTTTGTATGTGTCACTTCTCGCAATAACGATAGCATAGCCACTTTGATTATCGGGATCTGGAGAATTTGTAGGGTTGTAAAGGTAGTAAAAACCAGTTTTATCAATTTTGTTCATAGTAGATAAGTCAACATCATCTAACCTAATAGCAAAACCTTCGGCTTCTGTAAGTGCTGATAATTGGCCTGTAGCACTCTTTATAGCTTCATTAACTTTGTTTTGTATTAATTCATCTAAACCATCAGAAAGCGTCTTAAATTCATCTTCGTTTGCCTTCTTAGATAACTGCTGATTAACTTCATCTTTTTTAGCGTAGTTGATAAGGTGCTCGTCTAAGTTTTCCTCTGTTATAACTCCTTCAGTTGCCGAATTTAATCGTTCATTAACCTCTAAAATTTTATCGTTAATATTATTTAGATAGTCTGTTAACTCTGTTTCGGTTTGTTTTGCGAAACCTTCCATTTGTTCCCGCAAATCTTTAACTTGTTTAACAAATTCTGACTTTTGAGTATTTACAAAATTCATGAATTCTTCTTCAGCATTTTGAACGTTTTCTAATTCTTTTGATACAGTATCAATTCTGTCTTTTACTAAATCAACAAGATCGTCAATCTCTCTAATATATCTGATTTTAATATCAGCATCTATTTGGTTAATTAATGCATCTTTTACGTAAAAGCGAAACTCGTTAAGTACAACTGTATCTTTGCGACCAACTGCTTTGATATAAATTTGACCAGTCACATGAGTGTCGGTAGAAGCCTTTAGGAAATTACTGTCTAAAGTTAAACGTATAATGCCTTTCATAGGATTAACATATTCAACTTTAACTCTTCCGGTCGAAGAACCGTTATCGGAAACAAAATAAGCTGTTATCTCAGTGTTAGCTTCGCTAATCTCTAGGGGATAACTTTCCCCGTTTATTTCTCTACGCACTTGAAAAGTTAATACCGCAGTATTTATATCCATATTATAAAAGCCAATACCTTCATCAGATATTGGCTTTAAGTAAGGTTCATCAACAGTAGTAATTCTAGCTTCTTTATAAAATCCGTCCATTATGAAGCCTCCTTATTTTTTCTTTTTAGTTTTATGAATAATTTTGTTTGTCTTAGTATATGCGCTCGGTTTATTAGGATAAACTTGATGGAATGTTTTCTCTTTTTGGTTACCATACCCACCAGATTTAAGAATTTGAACTGCTGTGTGTGAATGCGAAGGTGTAAAAGTAAGGTTGATAATTAAGTTTCTAACTTTTGCAACGCCTTTAGTTCTTAATATATCAACAACACCCATAACTTCGTTTGATCTGTGTACGTTGTTTGGACTCGTTGTTGAATATTGAACAGGAGCTATTGCATGCAGCGGGATAGTATGCCAACCTTTTTTAACTGGCATTCTCACTCTGTATAAGTGACGTTTTCTACTTTTTCCATTACCGCTGTACGGGTGATAGTTTTGTACTACATAAGGTGCTACAGCTATCGTTGTATCTCTATCAACTTCTACAGTAATAGAACCATTTAACTCTACGAAACCATTAGCTGTAACTTGGAAACGTTGTTGTGTCATTAACATACGTTGATAATCTTTTTTAGCGATAAGTGAAAAAGGTTTAGTATCTTTTTTATCAAATCTACTACTATAAACTAAAGACTTAACAATAGGTTGATTTGCAATTCTACCTTCTTTGTTAGTGTCTAGTTTTGATAATTTGGAGATGATATTTCCTAAGTAATAAACTGAACGCCACATCTCTTGAGCGCCTCTAGGTTTTCCAGCTCTACCTTCGTACACTTCAGGCAAGAAAGAAGTTGTACCATGCTTAATACCTACCCAGTTACTAAATGAGGCTAAGGTGCTTGAACCCCAAGTTACATAATCTCCATGATCTGACATTTCTGAAAGCATTTCAGTCATCACATTGTTAGGTTGATTTGCAAAACGTGGATAGAATAAACAATAGTCACTCACTTGAGAAATGATGTTATGACAATCGACGTGAGCTGTAATATCTCCTAAGCCTTCTACTAACGCTTTCATGTTTCTACTTTCTCTCTCGCTAAAAGGTTTTGAACCTTTATAGTTTTTACCAGTGGAACGTGTACCACTACCATTTGACCAATAGTAATCAAAATTACGGTTTAAATCGACATTATTTACATTTTCACGTTCTTGATTAGCAAACCCCCATGGATTTACGATAGGAACCATGACAATACGCACGTTTTTACGTATATAAGCGAGTTGAGAATACTTGTTCCATTCGTTGACAACTAAATCCATAAAGCGACTTAAAGCATAAAATGCACTGTATTCATTCCCGTGTATACATGATGTGATGAGTAAAGTTTTTGTATAGTTTTGAGGTTTGAAATCATAAGCATAAACATTGTACTTGTTACTTTGGTCTTTACCTACATATTTTTTCGTAACATACTTGTTGTCAACAAATTTGTCATAAAACACTTTTCTATTGTCATCGGGATCGTTATTATTAGGTGTTTCATTAACACCTTGTTCTGCACTAGCAATAAATGGAGGAGTAAATAGATAAGTAGCGTCATCAGCCACATTTAGTTCTTTGTCTATTTTTTCGTCTATTCTAGTAAAGTCATGTCTTAATCTTTCTGAAAGTATAGGGAAGTTTTGAGCGTCAATTGATGTACGACTGTCTCTCACTTCTTGTAGACCATTACCAATTGTTCCTAATACTAAATTTCTAATACGTTTACTTTGATATCCTAATTCTTGTCCTACAGTAACATTAGGACCAGTAGGCAATCTATATACAATTTGTTCAGCGTTATGAGCTTGCTTTTCGGTTTTACCATGCTTTACTAATATTTCTTCAATATTAGTTAGCATGTCTCGTATAGCAATGTAGTTTAGCTCATTTTCTCTCACATACCGTGAACTAAATAAAGTATCTAGCTTGGTATATATTGTTTTACGCATTGCTACGCCTCCTTAACTTGTAGTTTTCCGTCTTTATCTATCGTAATGTTATAATATTTGCCGTTTTCGCCTTGCATTTTAAGTCGATTGTAATGGAGTCTATCTACTTTCTTTTTATCACTATTACTCATTAAGCCAGATACTTTATCAGTTGCTTTAGGTATCACATACTTATTAAATCCACTTTTAGCACTCGCAATGACCTGCCATGTTTTACCTCGGTCATGAGACACTCGGAATTTTCCGTTCCTGTTATATTCGAGTATGTGATCTTTTTCTACAATTGCTCTAATTCCATTCTCATTGCCGTGTAATGCTTTATTAGAGTCAATAGACTTTCGTGTAGAAGTAATAGCAGCATTAGCTTTGGCGTATGTGGTACGATATGAATTTGCAAAACCGCCACCTAAACCTCCTACTACTTGTGCTGCTTGACTAATACGCTCTAAGTAGCGATTGTGTCTATTGAAGTCGCCTAATGTCACATCTTGTTTCACTATATTGTTTTCTGCATCTCTAATGGTTTTGACTTCGACAATTCTCATGAATTCATTGATACCTAATATTGAATGTTTAACTTTAACAATATCTGCAACTCTCGGAACGGCATTAGGATAATGATTTCGCAATGCTATAAAGTCTAAAGTTAAAGAGCGCTTTATAGATGAATTAATAACTGATTGTAATCTAGCACGCATAATATCTGGATCAGTAATAGAACCATCTTTAACTGGTGGTGCATCAAAACGTCCGTAATCTTTCATATTAGGATGTTCAAATTCTACTATAAGACCTGCACCATCTAAGCCTTCTTCGTCTGTATATGAACCGTACCCTTTAACATAGGTATACATTTGACCACTATCTTCTTCTAATTTCATATTATTTGCGTTAATTTCATCATCTATATGATAAGTTGCTCTTTTTTCTAAATATGGCGTAAATTCAAAAGTATATGTGTTTGTTTTGTAATCATGATGTATATCAAATTCTAAGTCCCATGCCTCTAAACCTTTTTTTAGTAAATCTTCGACGCTTTCTCCCTCGCCAGAGTCTTTAATTTCAGATACAAATAAATTACTAGGCACTTTGTATTTAAGACCAGTACCTTTGAATATTTTCTCAAAAAAGTCTGGTGGTTTATGTGGCCCGTCTATTTTGTCATATACTCTTTTTCTCTTAATGATATCTATTGGCTTTTCTCTAAGTGTTACAGTAACTTCTTGATTTCTACCGTGAGTTTTTCTATCGATTATATAAGCAACATATTCTCTTTTGTCGTTAGGTCCAGTAAGTTGTGTTAACGACCAACGCTTATCAATCCCACGTATAACGTTATAGTTATATTTATCTTCAAGTAATTTACACTGTACAACTGTTTCAGAACCTAATTTAGATGTGGTAGTTGTAGTAACATAGACTGGCTCTCCTATACCTCTTATCGGGCTAAATAATACTGGCATTTAATAACCACCTACTTATAATAAAATTTCATATCGAACGTTACAGATTTGATTTGTTGGTTAAAACTAAAGTCATTCCAACCAGGATAAAACTTAGGTTGTGCATTAGAACAACGATGATTGATTGGGGTGCCATTACGCCATGTTTGAACGCCATCATATACAATTTTGTCGCCTTTTTTAAGGTTTATGTTGCTAATTTTCATATAATCCGATTTCCCTAATGTAAACTGAAAGTTTTCTTTACTACTTACGCTTTTACCTAGAACGATTGTTACTTTTTTATAAAGTTTAAACTCATTATTAGGAACATTTCCGTGATAATAAACACTATTATTCCAACAGTTAGTAAAAGTATAAGTTCTCTTGTCACTTTCTTCGTCAAACGGAACTAGCATGTCATTAGACCACAGCGCTTTATTAGGCTTGTTTTCTAAGTCCAATGAAGTTCCTATACTTTCGGCAAATGGTATCTCAATCGTTTCAAAGACTAGATCGAAATTAATAACTTTGCCCTTGTTTTCTGGAGTTATAACCGATGAGCATTTAACCTGATACTGTTTACCACTAGTGTAAAAATTATCGTTCATCATATTATGATCGAATACTGGATAACCATATTTATCATATGATTGATAGTCATCTTCCGTCGGTTGTAAAAACTTGTAATTATGCTCTTCGGCATATCTAAGTTCTCTAATCCATACAGGTTCAGTGTTTACTGTTAAATCATAGAATTTATCTCGTAATCTTGGTATATCATTAAGTTTTGTACTAACTACATAGCAGGGTACCGTAATTTTCCTTTTACGGTACTGACTACTAAGTAACATACGACCACTTGTGTTTTCTTTTGTTTCATAGTTGTCCTCTATCTCCGGGCTTTCGATGACAATATCTTTCACTCGAAAACCGAAGTCAGACAACTTGTATTTAGTGCCATCTTTTTGTTTAATTTCTAAATCCATTGCCTGACCTCCTAGAATGTGAATGTTGCATCTCTATCTGCATTTTGTCCGTTGACAATATGAGTTAAAGCGTCGTTGTTAACATCCATTTTTACAGTTACAACACGTTGCGATGGATTTGTCTTATATTCATGAGTATGTGTAACTTGTGCATTGGCTGATGCACTAGCATTTTTAATGTCTCCTTGAATATTTGGTATTTTTAGATTGCTATTTTTTAATGTACTTCTAACATCACTTAATACATCAGTTGGATTAACAGCATTTTTAACTGCTTTTACAGCACTTGATCCCAAACCACCTGCAATGTTTGCCACGCTTTTTTTCTTATCATCAATACCGATTTTAAAGCCTTCTCCAAAATCTCCACCGATACCCATCATTACTCTTGATGGAGAGTGTGAATTGAGAACACTTCTAACCGCATTGATTGCTGAACTAGCAACACCTTTAGCTGCATTTACAACAGCACCAGCGGCGTTTTTAATACCATTTACCATTCCCATAATTAAATCTGTACCAGCTTGAGTGAAACGGCCTATAAAGTTACGTACTGCACTTAAAGCATTTGATACTCCGTTTCTTACATTATTCACAACATTACGCATACCATTAATGACTGCGTTGACAATACCACGCATAGCTGAACCTATAGAACTAAGCATGTTCATAAATCCGCTTACTGCTGCATGAACAGCACCCATTACAGCGTTTATAATTGTACTTTTAATTAAATTCCATAAAGAAGTTATTAAAGAAGAAATTGAAGTCATAATAGAACTTGTAATAGCGCTTAATCTAGCCCAACTTCCACTGACGATACCAACGATAATTGTAACTACACCTTGTATAACTCCTTTGATAGCATTCCATATAGTAGATGCTATGGTAGAAATAACACCAAATATAGTAGATGTTACAGTAGAAATCGTTGTCCAAGCTGTTGTAACGATAGTAACGATGATATTAACGATAGTCATAACGACCGTTGATATCGCAGTCCAAATAGTTTGTGCAATAGTAACAAGAACTGTCCAAATCGTTTGTGTAACTGTAACAATTGCAGTCCAAACCGTAGTAACAATTGTAACTAAAGTTGAAATTATTGTAGTTATTACTGTGACAATGGCAGTCCAAACCGTCTGTGCCACTGTAACTAATATTGACCATTGTATTTGTGCTAAAGTAACAATTCCATTCCATATGTTAGCAAGGAATGTGCTTAAACCATTAACTACCGTCATTACAACATTAACAATCGCACCCCAAATAGCACCTGCGATACCAATTAACGCGCCAAATATTGTACTAAAGAAGTTGACTGCATTTTGCCAAGTTTGTTGTAGATATTTACTCCAAATATCCCATATAGCTTGAGCTGCAGAAACAATGTTTTGCCAAATATTTTGACCAACTTTTAATATTGTTTGCCAAGCACCTGACCAGTCACCGCTAAGTAACTGCAGTGCTACAGTAATAATGCCAATGATAATATCGAATGCAACCTTAATAACTGTAGTTATCACAGTCCAAACCGTGCTTACAACAGCAACTAAAGCTTGGAAACCTTGAGAAACTATTGGAGATATCAATTTAACTGCCGTTTCTACAACTTTTACGATATTATCCCAAGCGTTTTTAAATATAGGAACTAAAGGTCCCATGATAGCTTGAGCTTGAGAAAGCAAGTCTTTTAGGAATTGTATAACTGCTTTTATTGCGTTCCCTACTGCATCTTTAATAGCATTCCACGCGTCGCTCACAGCATTTCTTAATACTTCTGATGAATTCCACAAAGCAACGAATATAGCTATTAACGCTGCTACTCCTGCAATAATTAATAGTATCGGTGCATCTATTGCGGCAATGGCAACTCCAATAGCTTCAAATACTGGAGCCAATGCTGAAGTTACAGACATTAATGCTTCTATAACTGTTCCTGCGCCTGTAAATACTTTAATAAATGTTCCAATAAAATCGATAACACCTAAGATAGGAGGACCTAGTGTCATAAATACACCAGCTAATGTAGCGATTAAGCCTAATAATATACCAATAGCAGGGTGTGCCTCCGTTAATTTAGCGATAAAATCTGTAATCGCAATAGCAACATCTAATACAGCTGCAGCTAGTGGCGCCATAGCTGTTCCCACATTAATGATGATTTTAATTATATTACCTAATAATGTTATTAGTTTAGGACCATTTGTATTGATATAGTCCATAAACTTTTTAAATCCGTCTGATTGCGCTATCGTAGCACTCCATGAAGCAAACTTTTCAGACATTTGCGCTAGAGATTCTAATATAGAGTGTGTATTCGGCGCAAATGCTTTCATGAGGTTAAAAATACCCTTGAAGGTATTTCCAAATATTTGTCCGATTAACGGTAAGTTCTGTTTAGTATATTCAACAAAAGATCTAATAGCTTCTTGTCCAGCCGATGACTGCGCCCAAGAATTAAAAGCTTGTCCCATTCGTTTAAATCCAGCTGCAGCCCAATCTGCGAGTGGCGCTAGTTGTGTGAGAACACTTACTACACCACTACCAAAATTACCTGCTGCACTTAGCATGTTGTTGAATATTCTTACACCTGTTGTACCCATCATTTCGAAAAACTGTTGTGCTACTTGAGAGTTTTTAGCCCAATCAAGCATTTTAGCACTCGCTTGTTCCATTCCTTTTGACACGCCGCTAATGAAAGGAGACAAACCTGATAATGCCACTTTAATCATGTTTAAACCATTAGCCATTGTGTTAAAGATTTGACTTTGATTTTTCTCTATAATACCTTGCCAAGCATCTTGAACACCTTGTAAGGCGCTTTCGTACTTTTTCGTTTCAGCTGTAGCTTGTAGAGTTCCATCGTTAAGCATTTTAATAGCACTTGCAGCCATAACTCCAAATCCCATAACTCCACCTGCAGCAACACCAAATGCAGCTGCTAATCCTGCAGCTCCACCAGCTACAACCCCGATAGCGTTAAGAACAGCAAATAATGCAGGAACCATCGAAGCAATGATAGGAACTACCAACGTTATATTGGAAATTAAAGAACCCTTTATCATGTTAGAAATTACGGTACCAATTGTTCTGATACGTGTAGCTAAAGCGTTCCATGAGTTCATAGAACTATCAATACCAGCTACCATTGCTCTAAATGCGCCTTGCGCTTTATCTGAATCAACATCTATCCTAGTGTGTATTCGGTTAGGAATTGAACGTAACATTGCTTTAAGGGCTAAAATCTTAGATACAGCAGCGCCTTCGTTAACTTCGACTGTAGCTTTTGCTTTTTGTCTCGCAAAGCTATTAAGCGACTTTTTAGCTTCTGCTATAGCGACACGTGCTTTAGTTGCGTCTGCATCTAAATGAGCACTATAAGAATTTCCGTCAAACATATCTAAATCAATCTGTAGCTTAGATAACGTTGATATAGCTCTTCTTGCGTCAACATCAGCATGTGCATTAGCATTTGATCCGTCGAAACGTTCTAAATATGCTTGTGCTTCTTCAATATTAGCTTTCGCGCTTGCTACATTAGCGTCTAACTCTGCGTCGCCTCTGTAAGCATCGAATTTGCGTACATATTCTTCAGCTATTTGTACTTTGCTTTTAACTTCGTCAATATCTATATCAAGGTCAGCTTCTGCACGAGTGTTATTAAATGATTCTATTTCTTTTTTAGCTTTGTTTACTGCGCTAGTTACACCTGATGCATCTGCATCAATTTCATTATCTTTGATTTTATCCATAGTACCTTTAAAACGCTCTGCTGTGTTTTTAGCTGCTTGTATAGCACTTTTGAACTTTTTTGCGTTAGCTTCAATCGTCGCTTTTATACTATAGTTAGCTTCTGCCACGTGTTCCCACCTCCTTATTTATTAAGTTCTGCAATTTGTTGAAGTAAATTTTTAGGAGGCATATTCTCCTCAAATTTGCTTTCAGAAGCGAACTTCACAGGTTCGCCTCTTTCTAATCGTTTAATGTTCTCTTGATAATGCATGATATCGTCTGCACTTTTGAAACGATATTCTGTCTCGCCTTTTTTACCACCACGTTTCTTCTTCTCTGCAGCTGCGTCTCTAATAGCAAAAGCGAGTTTGTACATATCCATATCTTTATCTAGTTGCTCATACTCTAGTGCATACATACGATAATTGAATTCTCTAAGTGTCATTTGTTCAATAACATCTAAGTCATAAATTTTTAGTTTGCTCATACACAAGATAACTATACGATCAAACGTTAATATTTCTTCTTCGTCTACTTCTTGCTGTTCTTTTTGTATTTTTTCGGAACGAGGTTTTGGGTTAAAACACGCTTTCCCAGTTCCTCGATGACTTCGTTACAAAATTCTTCAAGTCCAGTATTTTCAATGACATCTTCAACAACAGCTTCTAAATCTTCTTCGGTTTTAGGCGCTCCTTTTTCTTGTGCTGTTGCAGCTTTAATAACTTTAGCGACATCTACTACACTGTGGCTTTCTAGTGCAGGTACTAACATTTCTGTACCTTTACCAAAGTTAACTTGTTCTGCTTCCATGCCCATTTCTTTATCAATGATGTTTAAAAACTTTAATCCGAATGATAGTTCAATTGTTTTACCGTTAAATTTGATTTCCATATTATTAATAACCTCACTTTAAATTTAGTCAAAAAGAAAAAGAGGGCATCTAGCCCTCGATATTATACAGTTTCTGCTGTGCTTGGTTCGTTAGGTTGTGGGATTTCTGACACAAGACCATCGTCAGCTGGATCTGCAGCAACAGTATCGTGGAAGCCATAAGCAGCTTTGTTTTTCTCGATTTGCTCTGGTAACGTTGCCCAACCACGAACTTTTCTAAGATATACACCAAATTCAGTTTCAAATTCTGCGATATCTTCAGCGTCGTTAGTACGGTCAATACTATTCCAGTATCCTTGACGATATTCTGCTTTATATTTTCCATCTTTGTTTTTAACTTTTTTATTGATAACCCATAATTCATAAGGGGTATCTTCTTCGGTAGCATCTTCAATTTCATCACATAACGTGTCGTCTTGGTTCATGTAGCAGTTAATCGTAACTGTTGACTCTAATGTACCTCCAGAGTTAACAGGACCATCAACAGTAGCTTCTGTATCTCTATCTTTTTCAGTTTCGCGTTCTAATTCTGTTACCCACATTACTTTATTTGCATCTTTTTTATCGCCAGCCTTACGAATCAAGACTAACTCATCAGTACCTTGTTTAATTGCCATAGGTTTTGCCCTCCTAAAAAATTGTATAAAAAAACAAGCCAATTAATGACTTGTGTATTCGATATTTATTGTTATATGTGATAATGCTTGATTACTTTCGATTTCAATAGCTTCGTTGATGTCTAACTGTGGATTAAACAAATTGAAACCATTGAGTTGAATATCGTCTAACATGATATTTTGAACTTGCATAAGCAAGTTATCGTTTACCCCTTTGTCATCATCTAACCCCCACAAATGAACAGTAGCAGTAGGATTACCACCGAAACTGTCAAAAGTTAACACATTCATGCTATCTGTGGTTGTTTGAATAGCAATAAAAGGATATTTAAGCTCTTGGTTAAGTTCTTTAGTTTCAATTACAGGGACACCAATTTCACTAAATTTTTCATATAAGTAGTTGAATAGTTGAAGTTTGGCTGATTGTTTCATTACATGCCCCCCGTTTTACCGTTTATTAATCTCTCGAGGTCCTCTCTGACTTTCCTTGTATATCTTTCATAAACAGGGAACATAAACGTTTCAGGAGCCATGTAGCGTGTACCGTATTCAAGGAATCTTTTTTGTTATCGTAAAGGCTTTTTATCCTCCACTTCTTACTGTCGCCAGTAAGTTCGGCATATCTTTTCAACCAATAAAAAAGACAACCATTATTGGTTGCCGGACACTCTTGCCAGAATTATATTTATTCATCTGGTATGCTCTACGATGCTGACTAGCCTTTCGCAATCTAGTCAGTTATCTCGGGATTGTCTTTCCAGTATTTTTCGATGATATCAGTAAAAGGAATATTCTTTGAGCGATAACTCCAGACTTCATGTCTTGGAATGTTCAATCTTCTAGCCCATTGCATAGTAGTTAATCTTAAACCTCTATATTCGTGCCAAACATTATAAGAAGTATTCCACCGTTGTTCTTCTAAAGGTATCCATTTGCAATTACTAGGCTCATAATTACCATTTAAATCGATTCTCTCTATGCTTAATTCTTCTGAGAAACCATTTTCTTCAGCCCATTTTATGAATGTTTCAACATCATGCCATTCATCACAAACTTTGATACCACGTCCACCATATCTAGAATACCTTTCAGATTTAGGATTGTAACAACGTTGCATCATAGCGCGCCAACGTGAATATGCTGGGTGCTTTGTCAAACCATGAAGTTGCTTGTTTTTTAAGTGTAAATTCTTAAAATCTTGTTCTTTCTTTAAACAACCACATGAATTTGTTGAACCTAATGTATCACTTCTAATTGAAACAATGTTTCCGCAATCACATTCGCATATCCAAAATGTTTTTCGCGATGACTTATTTAAATCTATTTCTTTAACTACCAATCTACCGTATCTTTGCCCTGTTTTATCTTTAATTCTAGGGTTATCGACAATATTTCCTTTTTCATCTCTTTTAATCATGGTATCACCTCTTAGGTATATTATACCATGTACCAACTTCAAAAAACACTAATATATTAAAGAGTTCCCCCGATATTGCCCGGTTATTCACTATGCTGTTACCAACATAGGCGGGATTCCATTTCCCGAATACCCAGCATTAGAGGTAATAGCATACTTCATATCGCCATTTTTTGTATCTCTGATCATTCTAGCTAAGTTACCTGTCCAGTAACCTTTATTCATTATTGACTTAGCGCTCACAACAGTATCTTTAGCGAACTCGCCAGCATTGTTTTTGAGCACTTCGTCAACATCATCATCAATGCTTCTGTGCATTCGATCTAGCTTTCTAATTAGAGCATCGATATCTCCAGCCATTATTTAACCTCCTCTGCATAGAATACAGTGTCGTGTTCATAGTCGATACGTTTAGTAATAATGTGTTTTACACCTTTGATATAAGCATGTGTAACTTGTGGCTCAAAGTAACCATTTAAACGAATGACATTGATTTGCTTTGTTACATCTCCATATTCTAAACTTGTACGTTGTGGGGACAAAGGAGAAATGTTACAAGGGACTATATCAAAAACTTTCTCCTTAACATCGTACTTACTTGTTTTAGGGTTGTAACTGCCTTTTGTTTCCTTAGAAAATGAAACGCGCTTATTGTATCTCAATAAAATACACCTCTGCCACGTTTACTTGTATTTTTAGGAAACAAAGCGTTAATGACATCCAAATATTCGTCAAAATCATTGTTTTGGAATGTATTGGAACGACCATCAACACTTTCTTGTGTCATACCTTCAGCGCCAACACGATTAAAGCGTTTGACTGATACTTCTTCGATAATGTATTCCAATCGTTCCGGAACTTCTTCTATATCGACAGGAAGCAAACTAATCAAACGCTTTTCTGTATTGTTTATGATTATTTCGAGTAGTTCATCTTGCTTATCATCATTGATAGAGAGTAACTTTTTGACATTTTCTAATACTGCCATGTTATCCCTCCAACTTTTTAAGAATTACCGCTTTCGTATCGTCTTTTGATACATCTACATTATGTTTTTCAGCTATCTCCAACAATTCAGCTTTTGTTGCTTTAGCATCTACATCTAAAGCGATGTATTGCTTGTTATATACGTTTTGCTTATGAAATAATTCATCAATACGCTTAGAAGTAATATCAGTAGGGAACTCGTTTCCTACTTTATATTCTTTCTGATCTTCTTTATTAATGAAGTCGCGTACAACTTTATAAGAATAAGCCATAAGTTAGACCTCCTCGATTAATTATACGGTTTCAGTATTTCCACCAGTTGAACCAGAACCAGCTGTTAATTTAGCAAACGCTTTGTCGTCTGCAATATGGAACGCAACGTCCATAGTTACACGTAAAGCGATTAATTCTTGTTCGAATAAGTTTACTGGTGAACCGTCAGCATTTTGTACTGTTGATAATTGACCATCTTCTGAAATTTTGTAAGACATGTTGTAAGGAATGCCATAAAACACTTTGTTGAAGTCTCCAGCGTATAAGTCACCTTTTTTAAATTGGTCTGATTTAAGGTCAACAACTGGAAGTCCGTCTAGTGTGTTGTTAGCACGGTCATAATAGCTTTCTTTAGTATCTTCATCACGAACTCCACGTAACGCAGTGCGATTTTGTGTTTTAGATAAGAAAGCGTTAGCTTCAACATCATCTTCTAATAAAGTGTCCTCTAAAGCTAAGATATTTTTTAAAGTGATATCACCTTTTACTACATTGTTAGCTGCAGTAGCTGATTGTTCTACTGATTGTTTGAATGGGTTATCTACATTTAATAAACCTGCTTCGTCAAACTTTTTATAGAACTGTTCAGCGATTTGAGGTTTCATTGCTTCGAAGAAACGAGAGTAAGTGTAGTTTAAGTATTCACGAGAAGCAACGATGATAACACCTAATTTATGAGAACGCATAGACGCCTCAAGTAAGCTAGGTTTAGAAGTTTGGATTTTTTGACCTTCTCCTACCCAGTAAGCGCCTGGTTTATCTGCCCAGTAAGTGAACTTTTTCTCTGACTTTCCGCCCATATCTTGGTATTTACCTAATTGCATGATTTTAGAGTTTTGCAATACATCTAAAAGAATAGGCTCGTTGAAATCGTTTAACAATTCCCCTTCTTTGTGCTCATGCATCATTACATTATCTGGATTGAATGTTTGTGGGTTTACTTTTACCATTTAAAATGCCTCCAATTTATTGAATTATTCTATTTTGTCTTGCTATTTCTGCAAAACTTTTAGATGTTTCTTTTTTAGAAGATACGTCACTACCTTGTCCGTAAGGTGTTGATTGACGTGTAGCTTCTTTAACTTGCTCTTGTACAGCTTTGTCGAAATCTTCTTTAATCGAATTAACGACATCATTAATTTGTTCATTATCTTCCAAATGAATTAAAGACTCTGCAAACGAAGTAGGTAGCCCCTTTTCTTTTAAGTCACTCTCTACATCAGCTTTGAGTTCACGCAATTTAAATTCTTTTTCCTTTTCAGCTAAGGCTTGTTCGCGTTTCTCAATTTCTTTGTCTTTCTTCTCTTTTTCAGTTAACTTAGCGTAGCTTTCAGCCTCTTTTTTAGCTTCTTCACGAGCTTTGTCTAGTTCTTGCTGGTGCTTACGATCACGTTTAGAAAGAGCAGTCTCGACAGCTTTACTGATTTGAGAATCTACTTCGCTCCTTGTATATGTTTCTTGCTCTTGATCGCTATTGTTTTCTGGCTTCTTATCATTACTTTGTCCAGGTTCACCTTCGTCATTGTCAGCGAAGAATTGTAAATTTAGATTTAGTTTGTCATTTAATTTCATTTGTTTATCCTCCCGTTCAGTCTTAAATTCAATGTTTAATCGCATAAAAATAGCACCCCAATTAGTCAATTAAGCCCAATTAGTGTGCTAGATATATTTGATATTCGCATTTGATTTAAGCCCGCTCAGTATTTTTTAATAATGAGCAGTTTAACGACTTACTGAGGTCGAGTAGGTTAACGTATCCTACTGACGAGATATTGGCGCGGTAACGCCAGGACCAACTGCTTCACGTTTTGACATAAGTACCACCTCAGATGAAGTTTTTAGGTTTAAACTCTTTCTTCTCAGGTTCTTTCTGTTTCGCTTTTGCTCGATTACTAGGGTTTGTGTCATTCAGACGCTTGAGTTCTTTTTGAATGCCTTCAAGGGCTATAGCAATGCGTTCGTTAAACACCGCTACCACCCTCTTGAATTGCATCAACAATTTTGTCTATTTTTTCTTGTGTCGTCATACTATCTTTAATGATGTCAGAAGGTTCTTTGTTGAAGATTTGATTATATTCATCGTAAACATCATCTAGCCTGTCTTGTAAGTAACTTTCGTCATACTTGTCATACTCATCGATTGTATCACCATCAAGTTCAGTGACGTCATATAGGCCTTCCTCTGTTTCGTAATCTTCTTCGTACTCTTCTTCTAATGCATCTTCAGGACCGCCTAGCCCCTCTAAGAAATCTAAATCCTCTTGATCAAAGTCATCAGAAAAGTCGTACTCTTCTTCCCAGTTTTCATCTTCTTCAAATTCTTCGTCGTCTGGATCCATAAAGTCATCTTCATATTCTGAATCTTCTTCATCGCTAAAATCTGTATCGATGATTTCCTCTTCTTCCCAATCAGCATCTTCATAGTCGCCTATAGAATTATCTACGATTTCTTTTGCAGTACCTTCATTGGTAACTGGTGGCGTATTTGTTATATCGTTTGTTTCTGCCAATTACAACACCTCCTTATAGTGAATATCTTCCTTTGCGTTCTTCAAAGAATTCATCTCTCCAATTAGGATTGATGTGTGGCGCTACAGCACTCCGACAAAAAGGATGCATAGGCGGAGCGTTCACACCTGGCTTCATATCTTTGACTTTAAATACTTTATTGTTTAAGTGCCTACAGGTTTTCGTTGTCTTACCATCAATCTTAGCGTGATATTCATATTCTGCATCTGGACCATGTTGTTCTAACATATGACGCTTTGCAGCTAACGTTTGCACTCTAGCAGTTTCTGTTATGAGTAAACGTCTTATTTCGTAAGTACTATTACCTGTTTCTTTTCTGAACTCTTTCACAAACTCATAAGGGTGTCGTCCTCTTAGTAATACTTGACTTGTCGCTTTTTCAACATGGTGTCTAACTACTTTCATATCACGCCATAGTCTACGAGACCAATTAGAGTTTTGAAAAGGCGCAGTAACGATCGTTTTAACATCGTTTAATGATACATGTAACGTTTCACCTAATATGCCTGCTTGTTGCTCAAGAGAACGATAATAGGAAGATTCCATGTAGTTATAAATAGATTGCTCTATACGAGCGTATGAGTACGTTACAATGAGCCCTAACTGTGCTTTAAGTAACTTCTCTCTATTCACATACATCGCTGTATTGTATTGCTTAAGTTCTCTGTTCGCTCTATCGCTAAAGTCATTGTTTTTAACGTATGACCTTGCTTTATTAGCGAAAGATTGAACATCGAAGTTATCAATTTTCTTTTTAGCTTCTGAAATACTAATACCTTCGCTGTCTGCATATCTTGCATAGAACTTAGATATCTCATTCTCTATATCATTAATCATGTTGTTGATAATACGTTCTATTTCGAGCGACATTTCTTTATCACTTAGTGTTTCATCTTTGATGATTTCTTTCGCTCTATCGTCCCAATAAGTCATGTATTATCACCCCTTATTGTAAGGTGTTTCGTCATCTTCTTCCGATGGTTGGCTATCAGTTAGATCATTGAACATCAACTCATCAGAATGTTTTATCTTTTCTTCTTGCTCTTTTCTGATACGTTCAACTTCATCTTTTGGATTGTCTATGAAAGAAACCAGAGACATTAATGTTCTCTGACTGATTTCTCCACCAGAATTGATGTACATTTGCATTTCTTCTGTCAGTGACTTAGGCAAGTTTCTTGTGAATGTGAATATCAAGTCTCTAAGGTTGTCCTTATCTATTTCTCTATTGATACTCATAATTTCTCCAACTAACTTGTAACGTCTAACTAAGCCTTTTCGAAATAGACCTTCTTTAATCGCTGTACGTTGTTCTAAGCCAAATAGCTTATATTTCATGGCTTCTCCAGATTGTTGACCTCCAAAGTTTTCGTCAGTCATGTCTGGTGTGTTAGTAAGTGTGTGAATGTCTTTAGCAATTCTTGTTTTATACGATTCAACGCCACTTACATCATATTGTTTATAGATGTATTGAGCGTCTACATTACCTTCAGTGACTTTGTCGTCCACTGTTGCATATTCAGGAGGTGCTAAATGGAATACATTCGCTTCTTTCTGTAAAGTTGCTACCTCTTCGTTTAAATCAACGTTACCTTTAATTAACAACATTGCATCGTTTAAATCACTCATGTAGTTAGCTGTATCTGATTGTGCCTCATCATATAAGTCAATAAGTGGTATGACCTTTTCAAAGTCTCCGCGTCGCTTTTCATTATTGCTAAACTCTGTAATCGTTACCTTGCCAAACGAATGAGCTTCAGGAGGTTTACGCTCTGATAACTCTAAGTTAGTAACACTGTTTGCCACAAAGAAATATGTTGCATTGTCAGTAATTACATCAACATAGTAAATGTTATTTGTTTTCTCATTAGGACTGTGTGCTTCTTCTTCATCGACTTGCCAATATCTAATTGCCATTAAACTATTTTGTTCAATGGTAGTATCGTATATAACAAATGTACTGCGTGGATCTGATTTATAAATTCTAACCTCATCTTCTTGGTTACGTATAATGTATTCATACGCTCTACCAAAGATAGACAAGTCTAAACCTAAAGAGCGATTGTGACTATCAATGTCGTTTATTGCATGCAACTGATCTATTTTATTTTGTGTCATATTGCCTTCGGATTGTACTTGTATGGCATGACCGAAGCAGTAACCGTTAATAAAGTCTGTAATGTAAGAAGCAAAGTCATGAGCAGCTCTATTATCTGCTAAGTGCTTTTCTCTACGCCTTTTGTTTCGCATGATGTTAAAGTTCAAACCTTGATAATAATCATCTAGCATTTGAAGTCTAGGCACTTGTGCTTCTAAATGATGACGAATGAAATCACTAATATCGTTAGGATTATCTAACAAGTCTTGTGTAGTTCCATCGTATTTGTAAGTTTCAACTGCGTCACGTCTGTATATCTCATCACGCATTTGTCGTCGTTCAATATCTCTTTCGAAATTGTTTACATGTGCCATGTGTTACCTCCTTTATAAGCCCATTGCCTTTGCTCGGCTAATATTCTTCTTAATATTGACGTTCGTTCTGTTATTTCTAGGGAAATGGAATTCTTCTAGGCTATATCTCAATGCATCCATTAAGTGGTTATTTGCATCTATCGGTTTATTTAACCAATTACCGTCCTTGTCTTGGTCGAATGTATAAGTGTTTAATTCTTCTATCGTATGTTCACATGTTGGGTGTACATATATTTTGAAACCTTGTATGAACTGAACACCTTGCATGATAGATCCTTGCCCTTTAATAGATGGTTTGAGATTAGAAATGCCTTTACGTTTAATCTCTGTTATCAATCGCTTCTCTGCACTATCTGCAATTATCTTTGCGTTTTTCAGTCCTTTATCAAGATACATTTGATATATCTCATCAGTCAGCATACCTCTTTGATAATGCTCATCGTATATCCACAACTCTTTATTCTGTATATCAACAATAGTGCTGATAAGTGTTGTAGGATCTTGAGTGAACCCAAAGTCACTGCCATGAGCCACAACTTGCTTTTCTTTCAATTTCTTAACCCAGTCAAACTCCTTAACCTCGAAATTCTCAAACACCAGCCCTTCTGCTACTCCCCAATCTCCATCACAAACAATTCTTGCACGTCTTGGGTTTGTTCTATACAAGTCCTCATAACGCGCAATATCGACCTCATCAAGCCATTCATTTACTCGATAGGTTGTTGTATATGAAAATGTGTTGTTCAACTTAGTATCTTCGTCAAAGAATGTAGGTTTAAGCCAATGTCTCTCACTCCAGGGGTTGAATGTGACCGTTATCTGTTTGAAAAATTCAGAATCATCAATAGAACCACGTATAGATTCGACAACTGTACTAAATTTATCGAACGTTTCTATCTGATAGGCTTCTTCAAACCAGGCCCAACATAGTATGCCATTTTCTACTGTTATAGATGTTATTTTCAGAGGATCATCAAGGCCTCTAAATAATATCTTCTGGCCAGTGGGTTTGTAAGTAATCTCTGGTAAACTATCGTTAAACTTAAATAAGTGGGTTACTCCCAATTGGTTAGTAGCCCACTTCAAGTCTGTATATGTTGATTGCTTATTCGTATTACTGAAACGTCTGACTACAAGCAAGTTAGCCCACTCATACTCCATTAATCTGTATATAAAGTTTAACGCAGTCGTCTTAGACTTCTTACTCCCACGACTACCTTTCACTACTCGATAAAAGTTTTTGTTGTGCCAGAACTCGTTGTACCCGCTACCGATTGTTTTTGTAACACTTAATTTTTTATCAGTCATGGGCTGGCACATCATTTATGAAAGTTGGAGTGATTACTTCTGCCTCAACTTTATCAGTAGGTTTATGTCCTGTTCTGTCTAAGATGTCACTTGCTGCGTTATACCTAACTAACTCACTTTTAGCAGTCAGTAAATTTTCCATTGTCTTAATCGCTTTACCCGTCAATCCTTTTAGTAGATTACGTTCAGCATTAAGCAATTCTTCTTGAAATTCCGCATTCCTTTTCCAATTCGATATGGTTTGTCTAGCTACGTTTAACTCCCTAGCTATTTCATTCTGGTTTAAATTCTTCTCAACCATTAATACTATGGCTTTATTTTGTTTTGAAGTCAGCAATAAAATCACCTCCGATGTCAAAATTGGTCAAAGTTTTATACACTCATATCACACGTTTTAAATGTCATATCAGCATACAAAAACCTACCCGACTTTTCTATCGGATAGGTTCATAGGAGAAAAATTATGTTCGATCATTTGAAAGGAATAAAAATAGAAAGGTTTACATGAGGTAAGTCGTTTAATAACTTACACTATCATAATAACAGTGTTAGTGACGTTATTTTTCCAGATTTTTTCCAAACGGTCCAACAGTTAATCGAAAAACTGGATAGTCGTTGTTTGGAAATTGTGATAATTGATAGTTACCAGCTTTTACTACTTTTAATTCTACTCTTTCGGCGAATGCTTCTAAAATACTTTTAGCTTTCTTCCCTTCTTCTAACATTTCATCATCTTTTATTTGAACAATAATACCAATATTGCCTACATATTCTCCTTCTTTTATTTTTGTTGATATTGCTTCTAAAATCTCTATAGCTTTCATATCCTCACTCCTAATGCATAATACCTAACTCATCTGCCAATCTAATAAGTATTTCTTTCCTTAACTCATAAGCTGTTGATTTACTCACACATATTTCTTGAGCAACACCAGTAAGGTTTAATGTTCTCGGCTTTTTAAAGTAATATATATCCATGAGTTGTTGACTTTCTTCACTGCTTGTTTGGTATACAATATCTATAGCAGACTTCATTCTAGCTAACTGAGATAAACGTCTATCATTCACTACACGCGTTGCTTTTATCTCCGTGACACTAACGTTACTATGCACTCTATCTCCACCAATATTAGTGTCAGTGGGTTGCCAAGGGTTCAACACTTCTTCTCTCACACGTTGGATATCTTTATCTATATGCCTATAATTGCTTAATTCACTTTCTAAATAGCGTTGCGTTGATTTTCTTAATCCCATGCTTACCCTCCATTCTCCAACTTATCTTTAAGTGTCTTGATCTCATACTCTTTCACTTCTAACTGATGTTTTAGATCATTCTGTTCAAGTATAGAGCCAAATAGTAGTAAAACTAATATAATGATTGCTATTACGCCCCACATTGTTTGACCACCTCTAAATTAGGTTTGTGTTCTAGTACACGTCCGTTAAAACTACATGCATCTTCTTTAGCTGAATATAAATCGTCGTAAGATAAAGCTTCAAATACATTGTCAGTGATTATGCATGTGTTTCCATAACTACCTATATATTTTTTCACTAAATATACTCCTTTTTTTAACTCAACCACGTATTTGCCTATGTTGTTTTTATTATCCTTATTTTTCAACCAAGATACCTCTCTTTCTAAATGTAACTTATCTAATTGCAATCCATGTTTATCTTCCTGTAACTCATTAACTCTTTTCTCTGCTTTAATCCACTTATATATAGCAAAAATACACAGTACTAACACAATTATTACCGATGAAAAACTTATCCAAATCACATTAATAACCTCCTAAAATCCCAAAATATAAAAAGTGTAAAAATAGCAAGATAGAAAGTAAAAACATGGTAACGGAAAACCCAATCGTTACATATTCCTTGTATTTAATCCCTTCAACAAAAAGATATATTATAAATATCTCCATTAAAACAAAGACTATAGACAATGTTATAATTGTAATCATATATATAATTTCACCCAATATTTAATAACCTCCGTATATGCCGTTTAAATGAGCGTGGTCGTTTTCGTCAAAGTCCTTAGGCACTTCCACCTCATCATTAGCAGTTAACTTATAATACAACTCTCTACCAATCCATTTACCTAACTCATACATAGCGATAGTAAACCAAATCTTTAATATGCGTTTAATCAACCTTTTCACTCCTTATTCAACTTATTGTTTTCGAATTTCTTTCTTTTGCGTTCTTCAAACTCTTTGCGTTTGTTTCTAGTATTTTTTGCAGCTTTTTTATACTTTCTTTCTTGTTCGTGATTTCTTAAATATACTTTCAATATCATTATTACGTTAATAATTAATAGAAATAAGGATATTGCAATTACAATAAAGTTCGCCACTACTTCATCACCTCTTTACTCTTTATTTTTAAATTTCAAAGTCACTACATCTCTAAAATGTTGATTTCTTGTATGAGTTTCTGAAAGTTTATAATTAGTTATCATTTCAATAACTTCATAATCTACTAGGTTCAGACGAGATATGTGAATATTAGTTTCATCTTTTCCGTCAAATAATCTTTTTAATATCTTTATTGTCGGTTGTTCAAAGCCTTTCACTTCCCCAGCACCTCTTTTACTCTTTCTAATATATCTTTCTTACACGTAGCCTTTATCTTTGTCTGCTGTTCCATCTTGTCTTGCATGATTATGCTCCATTTTCTTTTTGTATGCGTCAATAAGTTGGTTGATAGAGTAGTGTACTTTTCCAATAGCTAAAACTAAATGCAATGGTGTAATTATTTTCTTTTCATTCACTAAATTATTAATTTCAGTTAAAAACGTTTTAGTATAATCTTTATCATAAAAATCAAATGCGTTTTCGTATTTTAAGGCATTAATCTTATCCACAACTTCATGAGAATGTTTTTCTTCAATGTTCCTTTGATTTGCAATACTCAATCCAAAGGCCAACATATCTGCCAACTCGTCTAATTGAACATCTAATGGCTTACCTGGTTTCTTCTTCCAATTCTTGAACGTTTCTAATGTGTTAAACCATTCAAAAAACTCAACAACATAGGCAATTCTGCTATCCTGTAAATTAAGTGTCGGTATTCTACTGTCAAAGTCCTTTTGTATTTGTAATAATTCTTCTAATTGATCTACTGTTAATGCGTTAGTCATTTATTGTTCCTCCATTTTCTACTAAACTCTTTGAATTACTTTCTACTATCTTGTCGTACAACTTTGCTTTGCGATACACCTCGTTAAGCTCTTTGATTAACAAACACCCGTCATGCCCTGTAAAAGCTGTAGAGGATACTATGCAACGTTGGATAAATTCTCTATTGTCCATTGCAAGCCTCCAAATCACTTAATAAATTTTGAAACTCATGTGTCCCGTCTAGTTGGTCCATATATTTTAAATCTCGAATTAATTCGTTTTTACTTACCATTGCATTAGCTATCTGAAATAACTGATATTGATTGTTTGGTGTTATTATTTGATTTACTGAGCGATGTACTTTCACATATTCTTGTAATTTCTTTTCTTTCAACTCTAGCCAAGCGCGTTTATAATCTTTATCTCTCATTGTTTGCACTCTCCTTTTAATCTATATGTTTCCAAGAACGTTTCATTTTCACGTCTCTAATTGATTGCTTTGAAACATTAAACATTATTGATAGCTCTCTAACTGTTTTTGAACTTTCTCTTATATATTTAACTCTATCTACAGTTAGTTTGGATGAGTGTTGTCTTTCTCCTCTAGCTACGTTAGCCAAACCGTGTTTATGTGCATGAATAGAATTTTCGGTAGGTGTTGACCATTCCAAATTTTCTAAATTTGAATTTTGTTTATTACCATCTATATGATTTACATATGCTTTATTTAGCGGATTTGGAAGAAATGCTATTGCTACAATTCTATGAACTAAATATCGTTTGCATTTTCCATTTATACATAAACTGACCATCGGATAACCTCTATTGCCTACATATTGTGATATAGGTTTACTTTTCAATTTCATTAAGCTCGTACTGCGTTTTATACTTCTATCAATGCTTTTGATATTTCCTAAATTGCTAACTTGATAAAGTCCTTCATATCCTTTTATATCTTTCCAATACTCTTCCGCCATTCCTATCCCTCATTCCATTTCGAATTTTCTTTCAATAGCCCTGCATTTCTTAACTCATCATTCAAACTACGTTGCCCGTCCTCGTACCACACATTAGCTAGGTATCTACCAAACACATCACTCTTGTAGGTCTGAACGTATATATCTTTGTTTTCTACACATGATCTAGTTAATGCTGTTGCCTCTTTATAATTCTCTTGTCCTCTCTCTGGCGTATCGACACCTAGCAAACGCACGCGACGTTTAGCATAGGTATCAAAGCCACAGTCCAGTAAAATATCTATCGTATCCCCGTCAACAACATTGGTGCATGTTGCTTTGTATGTGTATAAGTTGTTGATGTCTATCGTGAACACTCCTTAATCTACTAATTTTCCGTTTTCCCATATTCGAGTTATAGTTGAATCATCATTCAACATATAGAAAACTTGCGGTCTATATCTGGTAATAGACAATCTTTCGTTTATGCTAGTGTTATAGAAAACTGAAGTGTGTGGTATATTTTTATCAATAATAACTATTTCTACTAAATTATCAATTTCAGTTTTTTCTGTAACTTCTTTTTCGACTTCTATACGAAAATTAGTTTCAGGGTATATAAAATTTTTATTATCAAACGTAATACTTCCTAAACTACCAACGATAACCTTTGTTGATCCGTCTTTCGCTAAATATTCTTTAGGTTGATAACTTGTGTTTTTGATATGATTTATTAACTCTGCAAAATCAAATTCCTTTGTCACTTTAATTTTAACCATTCATAATGCACTCCTTATTTATTGATTAGGTAATCCGTAACTCATTAACTCGTTATATAATATGTCATCTTGTAATTCACTTATTAAATTGCTTACTTCTTTATGCGTCATAGCTTTTATTTCTTTACGACTATAATCGGTAAGTGACGTTTGTCCTTGCAAACTACAAACGTATTCAACTTGTTTATCTGTTGCCATTCCTTATACACTCCCTGTTCTTTTTAATATCGTTCTCACTAACTTTCATCGTCACTCTGTTTCCTGCTATCTTAACCACAAAGCCTTTGACACCTAACTTGCGTAATTCCTGTTGTATCTGGGTAGGTGTCTTGCCTTGTGTGTTGTATTTGTATCTTTGTTTGATAGTCGAGGATAATTCTAATGTGCTAGTTGTCATTTTCATCATCGTTTACATATAAGTCTTTGAATATATCTTTATCTGTTTTTAAACAAGTAATATTACCACCGGTTACTTGTACGTTTAATTTCCTTTCGCCATCTCCATCTTCTTCTAATCCAATTTGCATATAAGCAGATGGAGTTTGTAGTAAATATGTTTCATTTTCTAAATCTAATTTTTTTCCTATTTTTTCTTTAATTTCTTTAACTGCTTGTTCTACACAATCCATATCATCGTCTCCTTTTTTCTATATTTTTTTGTTTGATCATCAATTTTGATAGATGAATAGCAGACTCAACTAATTCTGGATTATCAAATCTCATATCGTTATTGATAACTTTTAACCATACTCCACGCTCAACACAATAAA